AAAATATGAAAAATTTGGGACTAATCCCTTTAACTGTAGTAAAAACTGTTATTCCAAAAGCAAACAGTGGATTTACACAATGGAATCTATTGTTTTATTCAATTACGTCAACAGGTATTATTCCAAAATTACATCCAATTATTTTTTGCACAACTTGGGGAGTATTTGTTTCGTTTAATATTGCTCCACTATTGTATAAAAATGCGTTTCGTTGTTTGGCGACCAGACTGAAAATAAAAAGTATGATGAAGTTTCATGTGGTTTACAATTTAATTGCTCACTGCGTGCCGTGCATTTTCTTGATGGTTTTTCCGCCAAAGAAAATGCACTGGTGGTCAGGAATAGTTGCTGCTGGACTACATTTAAGTTGGGGTGCGATTGTCACAAAAGGCACAATGCTGTTAGACAAAATATACATTCCAATGAGACCATCGTTTTGGGCGGTGATGTGGTCAAGTGCGGTTATAACAGAAATAGCCGCGCCATTTTTATTGTATCCTATGATGGTTATAAAATTATACAAAAGGAATATTAACTAATAGTTTTCAAAATAAAAGACAAAATTGTTTTAAAATATTTTTGTCGGACTTCCACCCCTCGGTTTCTGTTCCCCACACTTAAACGAATATTATGCATAAAATCAGATAAATGTTGATTCAAGATGTCAGAATGTCCGAAATCTTCAAAATCAAGATTTTTGACAACATTGACACTAATACTAATTTTATTATCAACATAAAGATACAAATCCTTTGCCATTAATTCAAAGACCGGTATAAACGGCAATCCGAATGGGTCAAACGTTATTTTATAAGATTTCATAGCTCGTATAAAAGACAAAGACATTATTCCATCATTATCATTATTGTCATCATTTATAATCTTAATTTTCCAATCGTCTTCAAAAAAGTTAGTATTTACTGGGTCTAACAAAAACACGTGATTTATTCCGCGTAATCCCACACATTGATTCATCATTGTAGTGCAACCAGAAGAATGACCCATAATATTAACCCCTTGATACCCGTAATCACAATCACAATAACAACCAGAATATAAATCATCAATGTCTTTTTGAGAAAGTTCATAGTTGAACGGAACATCGTAAACATCAATATCTCTAGATTCAAGCACTTCTATGAATTCACCATAAATGTTAGACTGAAATAAATTACTTCCTCCAGTAAAAAATAATAAACATTGTGTTCCGGTGTCAGAACAAGATGGTGATTTTCCGATCTTTCTATTCACGCGAGTTAATCCACCACTACTCCCCCCACCATTTTGTCTAAATCCTGAAACATTATTTACATAAAAAAAAGACAAATAATAAATTATAATATTTTTGAATGAAACCGTCATTTGTATTAAAAAATATTATAAAATCTCTATTTTGTTTTTATTTTTATTTTGAAAAAATTGAAATAGAATAATCCCCAAACTATAGTGCATATCTCGAAAGTATCAAAGCATAATGGTGTATAAAGTCTCCAACAACAACTGTTTAAAAGGTAAGAAAATCAAGAAAAATAAAAAAAATAAGAGTAATGGAAAGTCGGGTTCTTGGTCTCCATCCCCCAAAATCTTATGCAGCTGGTGTGAGATAGAAAATATGAGTTATGAAGAGTTGGATATTTATTTGACGACTACATTCAAAATCAACCATTAATAACCCAAATCAAAATTTAAATTCTAACACCAACACCAATTACAAATATTTTTCATAATAGAATTGAGTCTCTGCGGTTCAATATGAAGTGTTTCAAACAATAAAATAATTTCTGTAGCCCCCGCTCTTTCTTTGTAGTCAGTTTTCAACATAAATTGGTTAATTATATTTTGAACATTAAATGGTGTTTTAATCCACTTGAATTTGCTAACTCCTTCTTTAATATCAAGATCATATCGTGCATTTTCAAATAATTCGGCAAAGACAATTCCAGCACTCCAAATATCTGTTTTGTGATTGTATGTTTGATTATTTTTCATTTCAGGAGACATATATCGTTTTGAACCAACGTGAGAAGTAAGTTCGCTGTTGTCTTTGTCAGTAATATCGTCATTAGAACCAAGCCCGAGTAAAGCACTACCATTATTAAATTTCTCCAACAATTCAGCTCCAGAAATGTTGGGAGTAGACGCAACAATCTGTTCCAAAGTATCCTTGCTACCATTTCGTTTGATTTTATTATCAATAAATTTACTCAACCCAAAATCAGCAATCTTTGCGCACCCCGATTTAGTAAGCACAATATTTTGTGGCTTAATGTCGCGGTGAATTAATGATTTAGGTTTTCTGCAATGCAAATACTCCAATCCGCGCAATACGTCTATACATATCCGCACTTTTTGATAAATATCAATGGTTCCTTTTTGTTTAATATAATGCAGCAGATCTTTGTTAGGCAAATAATCCATAACAATAGCAAACGGTTCTTCCACAAAGCCAAATATTTGAACAATATTGGGGTGATGAATCATAATTAGTGTGTCAAGTTCATTAATAATAATTTGTTTGTCTTCATTTGTAAGTTCGTTGTCAATTTTTGCAGCAACCGGTGTGCATTTCCAATTAGCTCGGTGAACTTTTCCAAACTGACCTTGTCCAATAATTTCTTTAAGTTTCAAATCCCATGGTGGAATTTCCCATTCGGTAAAAGATTTGTTCCTGTTCATATGTTTATATTTTTTTGGAATCCCGTCGGATAAACTTTCATCAAGGTCAAATATAAGTTCATCGTGTTCACAAGTAACGTGGTCGCCGTCATTACTAACAGCGTCTGGTTCAATTGTAAACGAAATGTCGCTCAAATCGCCGCTAGATTTTCTACCAATACTCATAATATTAGTGCTTGTTCGGTTATGCTTACACAATAAAAAATTTATATATGGTTCAATTTTATTCCCTATGCTGAATATATAATTATAATGATAATTAAAACTTGACTTTTTCCATAACATTTTCCACAAACCTGTTAGGATTCAACAAAACAAACAATGAAATCAAGAATAAGAGGTGTTTTTGTTTTTTAAATTTTTTAGGAAATATCATAAATGATCCTCCCCGCTTAGAATGCGATTTTCCGTAAAAGAGCTTTGCTTCAAATTCGTCTTCTATAAACTTCCGCCAATCAGATTCATTTTCCCCATCATTCTCGTGTTTGTCACAATCAGAATGTGAATAATTTTGAGTCAATGAAATATAATAAGTACTTTTGTATATATAATTATTGAAAGCAGGATTTGAATAGATATTCACATCTTGATCCTTTGCCAATTTATTTTGCACCAATCCAATTCCAACAATTTTGTTAGTTGTGTTATTCATATCCAAAATAAAGAGTAATTTATCGGGTGTATTGGCTGGAAATGTTAACATTGTGCTGTAGAGTGATCCGTTCCAGTCAATATTTTGTTTAAATCTCATATTTTGATAATAAGTGTCACTTGTAAATCTTGTAGTATATATATCATAAACTCGTCCTACTTCACAATTTGCATCTAAAAAGCATTCATTAATATACTTCATAAACTTATTTTTAAAGTGTCTGCCAAAGATACGTTCATGCTCTTTTTGTATTTTGAGTCTTTGTTGTAATAGCTTAGTTTTATGTTGTTCGTGAAAGTGCTTTTCAAGTTCTTCTTTTTGAGATAGTTTATAAGATGATTGCATAATTTATTAGCAGTGTTACTATTTTGCGTGTATAATCCATTTGAATTCAATTTTTTATTAATTATAGTAAAATAATTAATAATATGATATAAAAATAATGTCAATTATTGTAATATAAAATAAATATAAAATATGAAATATTCTGTGTTGTCATTTTGTATAACAGGTTTCTTTACACTCGCGTCTGCATACAATAATATTGATTATATTGAAAAGTTAAATGAGCATAGTAAAAATGGTGTAAGTTTTCAAGAAAACAAGTTTATCAATCATTCGTCAATAGAATTCGACTTTCTCTACAAAGGTCTGAATAAAGTTCCCGAAGGTTACAAAAGTAATTGTGCTGAATTTGCGGTTTGTCCAAATGAATATGTTTCTCCGCCGAATAGTTGGGATTGGCGTAATTACAACGTTGTTACCAATGTAAAGGATCAAGGAAAATGTGGAAGTTGTTGGTCCTTCAGCGCCGTTGGTGCGCTTGAAGGTGCGTGGGCAATAAGTACAAATCAGCTTTACAATTTCAGTGAGCAACAGCTAATGGATTGCTCTCGTCGTTATGGTAACATGGCGTGCAATGGCGGATTGATGAATAAAGCATTTGAGTATGCGATTGATAACGGTATGTGTAAATTAGAAGACGTGCCTTATGATGCTCAAAGTGAGTATTGTACCCCCTCCGTTAAGAATTGTGAAAAGATTGCCACCTTTAGCCAATGTTATAATATTCCGGCAAACAATGAGCGGTTGCTCCGTGAAGCAGTATACCGTTCCCCGGTTGCAGTAAGCATTGAAGCAGACACAAAGACCTTCCAGTTTTACAATGGCGGTATTCTGGATTCCTCAAATTGTGGCACAGAGTTGGATCATGGTGTGTTGGCAGTTGGTTATGGAGAGGAAGATGGTAAGAAATATTGGATCGTAAAAAATTCGTGGGGTGCAAGTTGGGGTGAAAATGGTTATGTGCGAATTGGTCGTAGTGACAGTGAAGATTCCGAAGGTGTTTGCGGAATTGCAAAAGATGCTTCTTTTGTGATAAGTTAAACAATAAGAGTTTTAAAATATATATTTAATTATAATGAACGCAATCCCAAATACAATTATATCTACAATAATAATTACCACAATCTTGAATTTTATTCCAAATAAATCTAATTTTCCAAAAAAATATATTATTCCTATAATCACTGCATCTTTAGTGAAATATATTGTTGGTGATTGGGATAAAGACTATCAATGGACTTACAGTGATTATTTGTATTGGATAACAATAATATCAATTAGTTTTATTATTACTTTACAACTGGTCAAATAATATTTCAAACAAATATAAATATAAATATAAATATAAATATTTAGAGTTGTATAAATAAAATGAATAATACCATATTTAACATATTTAACATATTAAATATAGTATTGATGATTCAAAAAATGTTATTTTTTTTATTTATTACGTTAGCAAGTATGTGTGGTATTGCGTATATCTGGCGATTAAAATTAGTCCGTGAAATAAGATATTATCAGGGTGTTAATTCAAAAAAATTCAAAAAATAAATTACAATTTATTTTTATAATTAATAAGTGGAGGAGGGCTATTATTTTTAATACATTCTATTAATTCAGTAAGTTTTGGTTTACACGCGCTTGACTTATTTTCATTTTGTAAACATTGTAAATATTCTAGTTTGATATCAGAACATTTATAATATTCATTTAGCATTTTATAATAATGGATAAAAATCATTTGTATTATGTATAAAATATTAACTTTAAATTACATTTTTGATAAAATTTCATTATCATCGTAATCAAAATAAGGAGTATCAGACTTTGTAGAAAATTTGTACCCCCCTCCAATAATATCAATTACACTTTGTACACTATTATTTGAATTGTATGCTTTAGCACATAAAGGGTAAATTTGATTAATATGAGAAGGATGTACTTGATTGTTATTGTATATTATTTTACACTTGTTTATATTAGTATGATTATTTTGAATTACTAAATGATGTATTATCAATAATTCTAAATTGATGTCATTTAATGTAGTTTGTTTACAATCAATGCATATATCAATGCCCCCATAAGTTGTATTAGCATAATTAATAATTTTATTAATTTCAGTAATATTATTAATAACTTTTTTTTTGTCTATTTTAGTGTATGAAAATGGTAAACACTGAATTGTATTTGTATAATAGTTATATGGTGTAGAGTTGATTTGATTAGTATTTTCTAATATTTTTTTTTTAGGAAGTAGACGTAAAATATTGTAGTTTCCCATTATTTTCTCAATAAGTATATTTCCAAAAATATTATCACTATTAGTTAAAAGTATTGTTTTCATTATTAAATAAAAAAATGTAAAATATTTAAACATTTTCAATAGTTAATAAAATTAATAAGGTAAAAAATTAAATATCATATTTTTTCTTTCTTCAAATGATTTTTTTTTAGTTCTGTTACCTAAAAACTTAAAATACTTATTGGCTAAATTAAATCTAGAAGTAACATTTATAGCTTTTGGATATTTTGTCTTTTTATGTTTTTTCATAGCTTCTAATCTGACCTTCATAATCATAGCAACTTGCCATATTCTTTTGTGAGGATATTTTTTAGTCTTATATAATTTTTCAAGTTTATGAATTGTATTTTTAACATCATTTAATGTAGTATATTTGATAGGTATAGTATCATTTGGATTTTTGTCGATATATACATCAAATGATTTACTAGGATCATTTGGATTATAAAAAAATTGTTTTTCATTCTTATTTGTCTTTCTTCCCCCTTTTTGTTTGCATATATTTTTAGTTTTTCCCAAATTGTATTTTTTATCTATATATTGCATATTGTTTGTAATTTTTTTACAATCTTTGTAATTATTATTTCTTCGGTATATTCTTAATATATTTAAACGTGATTTTTTAGCTGAAGCAGCTTTTCGTGTATCCATTTTATTAGATTTATTCATAATTCCTTCATCGATTGCCAAATGTCTTTTTTTTGCAGAAGAGTTTAATTTATATATGTGTTTTTTTTTAGTATAATCAACCTTTTTAAGTTTTGGTAGTAGTATTGATGTGTTTTTGTTTTTCCTAGTTTTAGATTTCTTTTTTATCATTATGATAAGTATATGTTATTTATATAATAAAAATAAAATTTCAGAAATAAAAATTGAAACAAAATCTGTTTAGTAGTTAGCAAAGTATTTATAGTAAAAGTGAATAAGATGTATTTCCCAGATGAGATATGGGATGTAATCATGAGTCATTTTCATAGTATTTATAAAAAGCCTTTTCATTATGATGCAATGATGAACGAATCTGAATTTTATTTCTGCATGGTTCATCATCGCGAAAGCTATAAATATGGATTGCAGTGGAACCGGTCTCTTCAAGTGGATTCATATTACATGCGATTAATGTTACATAGTAATTTCAATACAAGTCTTATCAATGTAAGATCCCAACTAAAATTAAAACGAGGTGTTGCTTCGCCAAAAATAGTGGATGATTTTATCAATATAATAAAAACGTATCAAAAAAATAGTTTAACAAATAATTTCAACAACATGAGTTATGTTTAAAAGACAAATTTCAAAACTCAACATAATTAAATAAATATTTGTTTTTATTATATGGCAGAAAATTTTTTATCTTTAGATGGGAATACAGGTGAAAAGGTAATGGGTAATAAAAGAGATATTATATATTGCAGAGTAAACGCGGAAGAAATTGTAGAAAATGGAAAAACGTTTATAAAAGTTGAGAGTAATGGTGTTCCAAATTACACTCCAAAAATATATGGAAATTCAGGAAAAGAAATAACAATTCGCGGTATTTGGGAGCAAGAACTTCGTAAAGCGACAGATGGAGAAGACGGAAATCCAAATTACATAGGAGAGCATGAGCATGTATTTTATATTCCTAAAGAGCCTACAGGAAATAATTGGAGATGGAACAGAAGAAATGAGCTACCTTTAGATGCGATAGGTGTAGCAGTAAATGGTTGTTTATTGTACAATTCATTTACAGCAGGTAGAAATACTTATGCAGTTGAAAGTGAAAAGTTTGATAGTTGTTGTGGACATCCCGATTCAAACAAACAGTATCATTATCATCAACATCCTCTGTGTGCAACAGGAAATTCTGCATTAACAAATGTAACGCAGAGTTGTGTATCAGAGTATATAAATGATTTAGTAAAATGTAAAAAAGTATCTCCAATAGTAGGATATATGTTTGATGGTGTCCCAGTTACAGGTCCTGTTTCTTACAATAAAAATGGTGAAGTTAGAATATTACAGCCATCTTATGAACATGACGAATATGTAGAAGGAAAGGGTGATTTAGATTATTACAATGGAATTGATAGTCCACTAGTAGAAGGTGGAGAATCAATATATCATTATGTATCAACGATAAAATCAACAAATGGTGTAACAGTAGATATGAGTGATGATAACAAAATAATTCCGCTTTTCCCATACTTAATCAAGGCGTACAAATATGTTCCAGATGAAAGAAACTTCTTAGAATAAAAAAATTGAAACAAGTATACTTATGAATGATTATAAGTATTGAAAAATAAGGAGTATGAGTTGCCCAAAAAAGTCATTCAAACCGTGTTTCGTGTGTGGATTCCGCCCCCAAGATATAGGTGATGTAACATTTGGAGAGTTTAATGAAAATGGAACAAGATGGTATTGTTTTGATCATACTAATATATTGTGGGGGTCAGTAAATAAAAATATAAAAAATCAAAGTGATTGGTGGAATCATCTAGAAAAAGTGAATGGATCTTCGCCGCGTCCTAAATAGTAAATAGCAATTATACTTATTGGCAACATAATTTAAGGTAATCATTATGTTGAAAGTTTCTGTCAAAAATCCAAGGTATATATTGGAAGACATATTTTTCAATAAAATTCATTCGTGTTGTAAATCCGTTTTCAATCATCTGATTTACAACAACATTATTATTAAAGAATTGATAAAGTTCGTCAATTTGTTTTTTACTATCACATAAAAAGACATACATATCTCGTCCAAAGCAGCTATAAGTTCCATCATAATCTTTGTAGAATTTTGCTAACCGTTTATGTGGTAAAATAAGTTTAGGTTTACCATAATACAAACAAGGTTGTTTTGAAACAAATCCGTTAAGAGTCAGTTGATTTGTCTTTTTATCAAATAATGATCCGGTAATAATTTTGTATTTTTGATTATCGCTTGTATAATTTTCCAACCCCCCTTTTGTAAATCGTTCAATTTCTCCAGCTAGACACTTAGGGCAAAGTGTAGATATTTTGAATACGTGTTCATAGCAGGATGATATTTGTCTTTCTTCCATAAATTTAGAGTGTTGTATAAAATAGTCTACCCCCCATGTAGGAATGCATTTTCCCGGTGACAAGCTAAAATCTAAATATTTTTTACTTACCCAGTCGTATAATTTTAAATGCTTTACTTGTTCTGTCTTTGTCTTTGTTTTTGTTTTTGTTTTTGTTTTTGTTTTTGTTTTTGTTTTTGTTTTTGTTTTTGTTTTTGTCTTTTGAACTAAAACATAACAGATTGGTGTTTGACAATTGTAATTAAAAATAGTGTTGGCTGTTTTACAGTCGAATGTTTTCAGCATGAGAATAGAATTATCGCGAGTAAACAAATCATAAATTTTCCCACGGTCAGGTTTGAGCCAAATACATGGAATAATCGCATAAAAATAACCACCAGGTTTCAATATATGTTCAAAGCAAAAGTGTGTTATTTTAGTCCATAAAGTAACAGACTTAGACTGTGTTACGTTTTTATCATCTTTATGTTTAATTGCTAATGCAGGTACAAATTTTTTGGTATGACAAGTAAACGGTAAATTCCCGACTACAAAATCACAATCGGCCATTTTATTTGTATATTTTTTCATATTCATAATGTTAAGGCAATCGTGTAAAATAATTTCACTGTTTTCAGAATGTTTTTTTGTCACGCTTTCTAAATCGTCTAAATGTTCGCTGTTTATTTCATTGAGTATATATTCGAAGTTCTCTTTGACACTAAAACAATTATTTTTATTTATAAACATATCAAAAAAAACACCTTTGCCTGCCCCGGGTTCAAAAACTTTATTTATCTGTGATAGTGACAAATCGTGACACTCTGATTTCAAATCATCAATCATTTGTTGAACTAAAAATGGAGGAGTAAAAACTTCTCCATATTTGTCTTTATTATTCATATTGATTAGCTATGAATACAATATATTGATATTTACTACAAATTTATAATAAAAAACAAACGCCAAGTAATCTATCTATTTATGTTTTTTCTTTGTCTTTTGTCTTCTCATTTTCTTCTTTTTCGTCCCTCCCCCATGACCATTCGCAGTCCAATGTGCCATTCTTTTTGCTTTTTCATTTCTTGGAACACACAAATAACCACAAAAATCTTTATAGTTTAATGTTCCGCCGTAGTCGCGTTTTGCTTTTCGTGGATTAATAATAACATTATTTTTTGAATCAAGATTTGTAGAGGGTTTGTATCCCGGTTTATGAGTCCATTGGTTGTCATCATTTTTTCGGTAATAATGATAATCCCGTCCAGGTGCTACAACAAGTGCTCCTTTGTAATATGATGGATTACATTTATTCTTTTCGCTAATTCTATAAATATTAGGATTGTCGGATAAAGTCCGTTTCATCATTATAGGACACTTATAATCATTTGTGCTAAGCATTTTATGTCCTGATACATAACCAGGTTGAGCTCGTCGGCATAACTTGTGTTTATGATAATCTTTTTCACATAATTTCACAACTTCATCATTTTTTTTATTTAAAAAATACATGTAGCAGTTGTGGCTTTCGCGCACATACGGATTATCGTTAAATGAATTGTTATTAGAATAAATACTATTATAATTATTAGAATTATTAGAATTATTATAATTATATAACTCATTTAAATAAGAAAAATCCCGCCCCGTATTTTTTTTTGCACTACTCCGCCGTATTTTTATTCCCTTTCTTCTGGATGGTTTACGAATTTGTATAAATCGTCTGGTTCCTCTACCTCTTCCCATTATAGTAAATAGAGACAAAATTATATAAACTTAGAAATTATACTTTTTTTGAAGTCCCCGTGTTTTTTTTCAAAATCATCGGTAAATATGAGGTCCCCATTTTCAACGCACTCTTTCTTTAGACTATTATCTTTACTCAAGAGTTCATTATATTTTATAATAATTTTTTCTTGAATTAGCTCAAATAGTGTACACAAATATGTTTTTGTCATTTTTGCCCATGTCTTTTTGGAATGATTCCAAAAATACAAACTGATTTTAGAATCAGAAAATCCATAAATATAATTGTTTGATGAATCGTTGTCAAACTCGTAAATAACATCCGCAACATATTCATATATTGTAATATTCCCATTCAATATGCTAAGAACTCCAGATTCTGTAATAATGTCTTTTTTTTTCTGAATCGCTGCTAACAAATCATCTTGTGTATCAAAATTGGTTTGATTGTTCAACAGTTTAATTTTTTCTTCTGGTGTAGAAATAGTTGTCACCATAGCAATTTGTGATTGAGGTTGTTGTACAGTTTGAATAATACTAACCTTTTCCTCCACCGCAGTCATTCTTGTTTTTAGTTCCTCAACCCCGTCTTCAATTTTGTTAATTTTTGTCAAAATGGCGGTTAATATAGAATGGGAGTCAGCAAGGGCCATTACTATATAAACCGCCCATATGTTATTATACGTATTTAATATATTAATTCAATTTTTCTTTCAACTAAATAATAAAAATGTAATTAAAATCAACATTACATTAATAGTAATACAATCAAATATGAAAAGATATATAGACGCGCTGAATGAAATAGAAAGTGTGCAGCCCTCCCACAACCAAACAATGAAAAGTTATATGAAAGTATTACAAGAAATTAAGAATGAAATATTCAACAATTTAAGCATTTCTACAACATCGGTTTGTATTATTTCTCAAAACACCAAGACTAAAGATGCGACATTGAAAGATTGTTTAATAAAAATGGCAATAAATAGTCTCGCTATTTTATCAAAGATAAAAACCATAACAATTGAAAAGATTATAGTAAGTAATACCAAACTATTTGAAAAAAAGAATTCTGATTACGGAAATTCGTTTTCTGATTTTGAATTGATCGGAATTATCGTTCGCCTAAACGATAAAATCAATCGTATTTTAAATCTGGGAGCAGCTTCTCCAGAAATAATGCAAGTAGATGAGAAAATAGAAGATACAATAAATGATTTATACAATTATTGTGTGATTGGATTAATGTATACTTAATAAACGTTTGAAATAGTTCAGTATTATTGTAAAAAATTATAACCTATTATATATAATATCGCAAATATGGAGCAAATGACACAAGAATTGAATATAGAAAATCATAATTTAAAGAGCGTCAAAAAGCTTTATAACGATTCATCAAAGAGCAATGTATTTTTAAATAGTTACACGCTGTTAGACGTTGAAGATGGTAAGAAAAATTTATTTGCCTATTTAATGAAAAGATACAATTACAAAAATCCAGAATACATTCAAGATTTCGTGGAGAAGTCATCTATGTTGTTAGCAAAACAACTATTTTCAACTTCACCTATGCAGTCCCAACAATGTGTAGGTTCAGAACTCGTTGTAACAGAAAGAGCCGAGGCGCCAGTTTATTACGAAAATCATCGTATTGTCAACATAGATTCTTGTTATCGTGAAAATTTACTTTCTAAAAATGAAACATATGATTCGTATTCAAGTAGTGACATGTTGATAGATTTAAATGATAAACTGGACAACACAACAAGTTTAGAATTGGCCAATATTTGCGTTCCGTTTACTTTCTATAATATAAGCGAAGATCAAGGAAACAATTTTTTTTATATATATGATATTCACAATGATATAAAAACAAAAATAAAAATTGATGACGGAAACTATACCACCGAATCAATTATCTCAAATATTAATAGTAAAATAGACGCGAGTGGCTATTATGGGGACTATATTGACATTTCATTTTCAATAAGCAGTTTAACAAACAAGGTAACGATTACTGACACCTCGGGCGCGTCCGCGAGTACCACCGATGGTACGAATGGGTATGATATAATTTTTTATGATAGTGACAATACAAGTGCATATTCATTCAATGACCAAAACAGAGTAAATAATAATCTTGGTTGGTTACTGGGTTTTCGTAAGGTAGATACAGAAAATTATAACACAATTAGTTATACTGTGAATTCACAAAACGATTCGGCTCCAATAAGCGTAACATCAGAGGCCGTATGTCATTTACCATATACAAAATACTTTATTATTGTTATTGATGATATGAATAAAAACCAAACTAACAAAGGTCTGGTACAAATAGATAACAGTAAAGAACATATTAACAAAACGACATATTACAAAAATTCTGAAGAGTTTCGTAATATTGACAATTCATTGAACTGTTTAACTAAGGATAATTTTGATAGTTTTGTGAATTCTTCAGGACGAACGCTAACAAAGAATCAGCTATATTCGTCGCTACAAGTAAATAACTATCGTGCATCATTTAACGAGATTAACAGTAAAATGACTGCCGACTTGATTAATAACGTATTTGCGGTTGTTCCATTTGAAACGAAGTCATTGCAGTGGGGAACTTCTATGTTCACCAGTGACAAAAACAAATTTAAACGTAAATATAATGGACCGATTGATATTACGAAACTCAATGTGAAATTATTGGACGATTGTGGAAATCTGTTGAATTTGAATGGTGCTGATTGGTCACTTTCAATAATAAGTACGCACTCTTATAAAAAATAAAAAATTGAACTTGACCGACTTGTGAGTTAAGAAGTATCTCAAATAACTCCAAAGTAAAATATGTATGAGAAACTAACCGAAGATGCTATTAATTCCAAATACAGCAAAGAGACAGATGTGAAGATACATAAATTTGTATTAAACAACTATAGTTTTATTTGTAGTACCAAAGGTTCAATATTTCGTAGAATGAAAACAGGGCATTGGAAAGAAATAAAAAACACCAAGAATCATGTAAAAGGATACAATGTTATTTTAGTTAATAAGAAGCAATATTCTCGCGCAAAATTAATTTTGTTTGCTTTTAACAAAATTAATCTGGATGATAAAAATAAGAATATTTATCACATAAATATGAATCGCCTGGATTGTAATTTAGACAATCTGACATTAAATTAAGCTCAAGGTGGGACTCGAACCCACAACCTCGTGATTAGAAGTCACACGCGCTATCCATTGCGCCACAAGAGCATAAATAATAATAGATATTATGTTATATATATATATATATTCTATGTTTTATAGTAAATTTTCAAAAGCCATACAAAAAAATAGTAAATCTTTAAAAAGTATACTAAAAGTATTACTGGTATCAGTTATATTTTTTTATTTATTTATTTATTGTTACAATATTGGAAGTATTGTTGAGGGAAGAAGAAACAGAAGAAGAAGAAGAAGAAACAGATTTAAACCTATTAAAATTTTTAGACCTATTACAATTAAAAAAAAAAAAAAAACCCCAACGAGGACTTCGAAGGGGGAAAAAAAAAAAAAGGACATAAAGACAGCCGAAGTCACGGCATGGCTATCGGCTGAGCTGGCAGAGACTTTGGTTAACGGTGGCACTATAGGGAGTGGAAATAACACGTATAGTGGTGATTTGCCTTTGACTTATGTTGGAGCTAAAGACCCTCCTCAGAAACTTAAGGATGCTCTTCAAGATAGGTGGGACTATTACAAGTTCAAGATGCAGGATGGCACAAAGAGACCTTCAGACATCACAACTCATATGAACGAGGATTTTACCCAGCATGTTTATTTGTGGGGTCTGGATAGGTATAAAAATTATGGGAAAAATACTAATAGTCTGTTACATAGAACTTTGACTAAATATAACCAGCTCAAGCAGCAGAAGCAGCAGCAGCTGCAGCAACAGCAGGTGAAGAACGTAAGGGAAACTTCAGAGAAAAATCTCGAAGATGCTATATTATTAGCAACAAAAGCAACAAATACAACTAACATAAACGCGCTTGATACCGCGGAGGAAATGCTAGAGAAATATATTGAAGAAGATGAAGATAATGTCGGGAAATATGGTCAAAATGCTGCAGCGAATAACCCGAATAAATCCCAAGCAGTTATTAAAAAAAACCAAGTCGTTAAAGAAATTAAGAATTTAAAGGAACAGCAGAGGATAGCGGCCGAAGAGAAAAAATTTGGAAAAACTCAAAAAGCTATTAAAGATGCTATAATATCGTCCAAGAAAAGAGGTATGCTAAAAAATTGTGCAATCCCTTATAGCGAATCATTACAGTTACAATTTAATGATGGATTATTGAATATATTTAATACAGATAATATATATCAATGCGTCGGCGGTGAACCAAAACCAATTCAAGCAAAAACAGCAGGCGAACTTCCGGATGGAATTATCCTTATAAACGAAAATCGTAAACGTAAAGGGAAGAACGACCATATGAGTTACAACGATACAATAAAAATGTGTAATAAACGTTACACTATGAAAAAGAACGGACAAGATAGTGATCACAAGATAACCTACGGCGACAAGATTGAGTTTATTCCAAATGGTTGGAATGGTGGAAGTTTCTCTGCCACTGTAAACCCAAATATTTACGGGCTAGATAATGTAAAAGATATGAAAAGTGATGATTTTTCTGCTTATTTCAGTGAATACACTTACTGTAGAAATTCTTCAATTGATCCTGAAATTACAGCTACTACAAATACAAATTAATTTTTATTCTCGTGAGGGTGAATCGAACACCCGACGAACAGATTTCTATTTTCCATTTTATTACAGAAAATAAAATATCAATACTACAATTACAGTCTGCCGCTCTACCAACTGAGCTACCACGAGATGGCATTAAACCAACAAAAGTATTCTAAAAATAAACCTATTAAAATCGTCCCGCTCCGTACAGGTTTCGAACCTGTGGCCTCGCGATTAACAGTCGCACGCTCTAACCAACTGAGCTAACAGAGCAAGTGCAAGGTGTGGGGTTCGAACCCACGCATGCGAACATAGGGCATCTTAAGTGCCCCCCCTTAGACCACTCGGGCAACCTTGCGAAAAAAACACCATTATATTTTATTATAAAAAATTAGTATAATGTATTCAAAATAAACATAATGTAATGTAATATAATATAATATACTTTACCTGTTCGATGCGATACATAGTGTCCCTATGTCCCCTATTTTTTACCAATTTTAATTTAGATTTAGATTTGCTGTAATGAATAACTTAATAAGATTCCCTACGTAGGACCGGATGGCCTCCCAATTCAACAAAAGTTTTCCCTTAATCTTATTTGTGTTCAGTTATTCAACCTAAAACTCATCTCCAAAACCTACCCCCCTCAAAAAGGCTCAAAGCCCAAATATCAAAAATAATAATTGCTGTAAAATGACTTTAATGTTTAAAACATTATTTAACAGTCATCTTGACCACCCTTTGGTATGATACTAAGCTATGGCGAAACGTCTTTAAATTATTTATAAATAGATTAATTAATGTCCATCATAACTGATTTAAAGAAGTGATTGGTACACCAAGTGCCACCGCCTTTTTCATTTTACTACTTACCTTAGTTTTGTCTTTTACGATTAATAACTTTGTCTTTGAATTTACACTATCAGATATTTCATACCCTTGATTCAAATAATACGATTCTTTTTCTTTATCTCTTACGCCAGAAAAGACAATATTACCCTTTTTCTCAATTTTAGCATCACCAATACCCCCCTCCACATCGTTTTCATTTTCAGTAATGTTTTGTAGTAAAGTCTGCAATGTTGGCAACTCAATATTCGTAATGTTACTTTTGATTGAATTATAATTATCAATAAATACGGAAAATTTCTGACAAAACAATTGAATACTATCACTTGTTACTTGTGGTGTTTTAAACTCTTCGGTTTTATTGACAAATTTGTCTACCAAAATTGCAAAGTAGTCAGGTTGATATAATTTGGAAAAGCTAGAGGGAGAATGACTATCACAAACTTGTCGCAAATATTTAATATGACTCTCTAGTTTCTTCTTACCAAATCCACGCGGAAAACATTGAAGCCCCACCAACCAATTCATAAAGTATTCTTCCGGATTCTTTTTCAACATAAAATCAATAATATCCCAGTCAAGTGTGCTTTTCAGAGCATTTACAATTTTTTCTCCCTTTTTGGTCCCAACCTTTTCTACTTGCTCCCACTGCTCCACATTTAAAGACAAGACATCTTCCAGTTTATATATACCCAATGATTTGTGTAAATTTATCAGTGTTGTCTCTTGCAAACCACATTTGAGATTAAATGATTTGAAAAATATCATATTTTTCTTGATTATACAAAGATGATTGTGATTTTTTGTGCTTATTAAATCAACTTTGTTCTTGTTCCAACCATATGTTCCTTGTTCAAACTCTATATTTTCCAATAATTTTTGACTAATGGGGTGTGTCAGGTCTTCCCAAACATGTTGAGTCAATTGATTTTTGCTACCATCCACGATTTCAAATATATGTGGAATCACATTCCCGCTCAACCCAATTTTCACTATAGTTCCATTTTTTATGTTATTTTGTAAAATATATTTAGCATTGAATCCAGTAACATATTCAATCTGTGAACCATCGCATTCAACCTTATCCTGAAGTTTAATTTTTGGTTTTAAGTAATTGTCTTTGGAAACATTCCATATAACCTTGTCCACCACCGCCTCTTTCATTTCAACCCCAATGACATTGTTCTTATAAGCAAATGCAAAATCTGGATTAGAATCTTCCGAATGAATGCATGGCTTGTCATTTGTAATTATAATTCCATCAATTTCGTAATCATATTCAAGTTTCCATTTTTTCAAAATAGTATCTAACAAAATTAGATTGTTCAATTTATCAGAGTCAATTTTGTCATTGTATATAACCATCTGTGTCCCAGAATTTTGAATAATATTTATTTTATTGCAAAACTGAAGTGGATTGTGATAGTAAACATCATATGTCACAAAATCAATATTATTATAAAATTCCTCATTTTCTTTACAATACACGCGGTTTAATAGCCCACATACCAAATTTCGCGAGTTTGCAAAAGAACAAGAATATTTTTCAGCAAATATCGACTTGCGAATAATAAGTTCGCCGCGAAGAGCAAACTCATAGTCTTCTCTGGGAAACGGGAATTTTTGATTTAAAAGCGGGATCAAATAGCTAATATCTCGTCCATAAGATCCGTTACCTCGTGTATATAGCTTGCCACGATAGTACATCGCACTGACGCCATCTAATTTTGCTGTGACCGTATACGGTCCCCTAAATTTACTACTCCATGTTTTAACTTCGGCAATAGTTTTGCATTTATTCATAGATGCCATAAAATATGGAAGTTTCACAGCATCAACATTAGTGCTTACATCAGCCCCAACTTTATCTCGACTTGTCTTTAGCGTTTCAATAAAACAATCATATTGAATATCCGTCAACGGACTCGTGCCATCATTATAATACTTGTCGTCCAAATCATTTACTACCTGTGTTAAATACTTTTCCAATAGATTTTTGTTATATTGTCTTTTTAATTGTTGTATATAGTTCTGAATTTTTGCAATTCCATCAGTTTCATTATTACAATCAAATTTAGAAAGTTGTTCTATAATGAGGTGCGCAATTTCCGAGCAGTGTGTATCCGTGACAGCAGCCATTTTAAAAATTGCACTGTTTTAATATAATTATTCAACAAAAGTCATTATATCAATTTTATTTAATTTATCAAAAAAATAAAATTGTTATTTATTATAGTTGTGAAATATGTATAAAAAGGTAATCGTTACGAAAGAAGGAACCGAACCAATGAAAGTTCAATATGAAGTCGTAACAGACATTGAAAATGAAGAATATGCTGACTTATTTGACAAATTCACTCCAAATTTTTCTTTTTCGCTGGCAGATAAAATGATTCAAGAGTTTTCAACGGATATTTTGCCTTCATTCAAAACAAGTGCGCGATTTACAAACGAAGATTTAGAAAATATTATTCAGCCGTTTAAAAATGACTACAAATTAAAGAGAGTAATTAAAAAAAAACCAATATATTATTTCAATCCATTGACTCGCCGTAAAAAGAATAAACCAAAAGTCATAAAGAAACGCAAAAATCATATTAAAGAAAATCGTCGGACCCAAAAGCCTAAAAAGAAAGTAAGGAAAGCCAAGAAAAACAAAAAAGACAAGAAAGACAAGAAAGACAAGAAAAAATAAACTAATATATTAAGTTGTTGATAATGTATACATATAAAGTAAATCCTGATAAGTCGGAAACGGGGTTTAAAGAATACCCTCATGTCCTTATTACAATTCGTGGTGTATTTTTAGCATTAATTTTATTTTGTGCCAGCTTCTTGGCACCATACATAGGATGTAATTACCAAAATGAATTGAAAACAAGCATGGAAATGAGGTATTTGCTGTTGTTCCTCGTAATTTATTTCTCTATTAATCTTGTAGATGGAGATGATGCGAATATAGAAAACCCATTATTTTCTCTGTTAAAATCTATATTTGTATTTGTTATCTTTTTACTATTAAATGCGATTGACTCTTCATCTATCATCATTACACTTGTATTGTTCACTTTGTTGATTTTCACCTCTAAATACTACAATTATTTCAAAAACTTGAGTCACAATCCAGACAAAACAATTTTGACAATATTGAATATTATTCAAATCCTTTTGGCATTTTCTATTATAATAATGTTAGGAATTTCGACAATATTCAGTAAAAATAAAAAAAAGTTCTCAAATTATTTTTTACTCAATAAATGTGTCAAATCATAGTTCAAATCCAAATAAAAAGTTAAATGGTATCGAAACAACCGCAACTAACAAAAGAAACGCAATAGCAATACATAAGTATACGCACCCAATTATTAAACTCAAAAACGCATCAATAATTGCAAAGTAATTAGTGAATTTGAATCCGAATATTTTCATTTTGGGCGGTTTTATGAGTATCATGAAAAAATCATAAATTTTCATGGCTGCACTACAACCATACTTATACATTTCCCTAAGCAACCATATCATTACCCAGACAATGTAATACAATATTAAATATTTGACAAAGTATCCAACGATTATGTAAAAAACATATGCAAAATTTGTTAATTTGTCAATATCCAATCCCATGGCAAATTAATTGCGTTTATATATAGATTACAAATAAAAACAATTATAAATAATGGATGCATGAATGTTCTTTCAGAAGACATTGTCTTGTCTATTTTAGATTATTTAAATTACAAAGATTTATTTCGTAAAGAAAAGACAATTGTCTCTAAGTTATTTAATGTTGTCGGCCAAAGATTATTAAAACAAGCCAAAATAAATAATAAAATTAGTGTTAACTTTTTGTCTTTATATTGGGAAAAAAAAGAGTTAGAAAGCATCCCAATTATTTTTTATCGTCCAAATAAAATAAATATGACACTTAAAACAAGATTATTCAATATATTTGATGCGAGAAAAGAACACAAAAAGTTATTCATTTCAAACATTTTTACAAATAATTTGTCTTTAATGATAAGACCAACAGACAATGAAATTTTGTTTGTCGAATTTTTAGAAAACAAGCTAAATTATAACATTTACGCAAGACCAAAAAAACACAAAATATATAGCGACCTACTAATTCTCTGACACATCACAGAAACATAGTTCAAATTTTATATTAAATTATATATAATATGAAATTTAAAAAAAAGACAATAGTCTCCGCCATAATTACAATTTGTCTTCTTATATTAATTGCACTTATTGTAAAATTTTTTACCGACGAGTGTCACAGATGCAAACAAGAGGGACTCCAATATTATGGAGATGAAGAAATAGCTATTGACGCGCCTTTAGCATATAGAACTGTGATGAAAAATATAAAATACCCAATAACAAATCAAGAAACAGGTGAAGTTCCAATTTATGATAATGAGCATGAAATACATAATAGCAAGTTATTCAATAAAGAAAACAAGCGAATGCACTTTTCCGAACAACAAATTATGAAAGACCTAAAACATTTTAATAATTCCAGTAATTTGTTATTAGAGCATTATTTGAATAACAATGTTCCAGATAAAATCACAGTAAATATTCAAGATATAGATGGTGTCGCGGACCCAAGTACTATAATAGAGTATGCCAATGTAGAAATTAGTTCTAATGATTATTACAATAAAATTAAATTAAAAACAGATACAATTACCAAATCAAAACCATCATATTTGTATGACTCTGAAGATAGTATTAATAAACAAAAAATATATTTTTATCGCATAGACAATAATTTATCGTACAATTACTCACCCAGTGCTGATAATTTACCAACAAATGGTGTGTATTTATTAAAAGATATTACCACAGTAAATGACAAAGAAGAAAAAGACAATATTTATAATTATGATCACGACCTTTCTGGACTATTATATAGTGATATTTATACACAACTAACGAGTTACGACGATAGTTCATTTAATGATAGCGGAATTTCTATGATCAAACCAGGAAAATATTCTTCTCATTATTTTGAATCAAACTATGCAGACTTAAGCGATAATGTAACAAAAGATTTCAAACATTTTTACAGCGCATCACATACAATTGCTGGTAATGGTTTATTCAATCAGAGTTAATACATTATTAAACCTCAATACTTTATCAAGCAAATATCGTCCATCTTCATCTACAAACCCCACGTGTGTGCAGTGTTTATAACTTGCAGGTATAATATTGATATTTGAATCTTTACAACAAAAGCATCTTAAAATTATTTTAATGAATCCCTGAAATTTGAATACCGGCCAATACTTTTTTCGTATATTAATGTTTTTAATTTCTTGTTGAAACATAGCATCAATTAACATAAATCCCTTGTTTAATTCTAAAAATTCAGTTAAAATACTATTTTTACGATTATAAAGCTTTTTAATTTTATTAACTATTTCTTGAGAAAACTTGTCTTGGTCCATTGCTCTGTAAAACCGAATTTCGTTTTTAACATTACGAAGGTCATTTAATAAAATAAGTTTATAATTTTCCACACTTTTAATGTATGAAAAGACATTAATATTATAAATATTATAATAGCGTCTGTTAATGTGTTTTGGTAAAATAAAGTTATTGTTGTCTTCAATATTTTTGAGAGACTTTTTGATTTCAAAAATTTTGTTTTGAATGGTATCAATCAACTTCTTTTCTAAATGGCTTTTATATTTTTGATATTCTTTTATTTTTTTGTTTCGTTCAGCATTATAAATAACCTCATTGCTATAATTTCCTTCATTATTGCGATCCCAATTTTTGATTTGTTCTGAAATAAAATTCTTATTTGTAATAATAGGATCTTGAAATAACAATATCTCGCCAGATGAAAATTCAATATAGTTTTTTAATTTAGAATATTGATATGCAGAAATTTTGTGTGCCTCTGCTGATGCATCAAGTTTCAAATAATTAATAATTGCTAATAAAAATGCAATAAATCCATTTAATGAAGAAACAATAATTGCCATGTCATCTCGGTTATGAGTAATTCCTGTAATAACACTACAAATGGTTGAAAATAAAATGGCAGGAACCATAAACAAATTTAACTTAAAATTGCAATAATAAGACGCTTCTGTATAAATGATAACATGATATTTAATATAACTCGCCAAAATATCAAGCGCTGAGCTGTATCTATGAATAAGCGTCACTTCAAAATCTTTGTATACCTTTTTCTTAAGTTTTTCAAATGATATTTGACCTAATATATTTTTTTCGTTTTTATCTAAATATTCTTCGTCTTCAGACTCACTATTAGCCTCCCAGAACTCTTCAATATTGTGTAATATGGTAATATCGGCGTTATCGCCGCTGTCAGGCAATAATCTACTACTTGTCATTTTGCCAAATGTTTTTTCTGTTGGCTTAGAATCACTGCCACCTTCATTTATATTGTCTTTATCTTCTAGATTTCGTTCCGCCTCACCAATAATCTTAATAAATTCTTGATTCATATTGAAACACCCAATACCTTCTTGTTCTTCATTATTGGTTTTGTCATATTGTTTGTAATTTGTATCACTATAATCTACCATTTCATTTGCAAATTCTACACTAATCTGGTGTAATTCGTCATCATTATCACCCAGATCGTCTTCGTCTTGTGGTGATCTATTTTCATTTGTATCAGAAAAAGTGTTAACAGACGCTGTTTCCTGTTTTTCTATTTCGTCTTCGGGGCAACATAAATAAGAAGACCCACCTGGGTCATTGTCTTTTTCACTATCTTCGGAACTGGATTTAATTATGGTATTTCCCATCTCAATATCTTTTTCTTTGTCTTCCATAAATTATATAATTATTTATAAAAATTGAAATTAAAGAACTAAACAAATTAATATTAATATTCAAATGCAAACATGAGTCTTTCAAACAAAAAAGACAAATTATTTTCAGCTTCCTTGTCTGAAGCTACCAAATCAAAACTTTTGTTTAAACACGGCTGTGTCGCTACATATGGCGGCAAAATTATTGCACGTGGATGCAACACATACAAATATTATTCGGCAAATGATAATTTTAGCCAAACCCAGTGTAGTTGTCACGCAGAAATTAACGTGTTGCGACAAATATGTCACAATTATTCCCAAAAAAAACACAAATTGAATCGCGTGATGAAAAAAACAACACTCTATATAAGTCGTTGCTCTAGTGGTGGAGAAAGCACAAATTCAGCCCCATGCGTCAATTGTCTTGAGACAATACAAAAACTAAATGTCCGAAAAATTATATTTAATCTGGATAATAAGTATTTTGAGTATAATTCAAAAGATTACCATACTACTCATCGTAGTTTTGGTGATATATATTACAGCAAATGACATTTATTGTTAAATAATAACAAAAAATATTATGAATATTATTATATAATATTTTTTATTTTTATTCACAAATTCCCTTTTCTGTTCCATTTTCTGTTTCATCGTTCGTAGAACCGCTGCTACAAGGCCCTTGCCTTGGAACAGGAACAGCTGCCTTTGAATTTGGAGGAGGCAAACAGTGTTTCTTCATAAATTTAGTTTTTAAATACTCGCTATAATCCATTGTTCCTATCTTTTTGACAATATTATTTGATGTCAATCTCTTGTCGCAGTGTTCAAGTCCATTACAATTGTCTTTTACTTGGTCTGTGTCTTTTGTGGCGTGTTGGCTTCTTATTCTATTATTATATTGTGAATAGTCATCAGGCCCCATTTTTTTAACCACATAGTTAGGGTATGTGCTAGTCATCCACTTGTTTCGTGTAGAAATGCTTGCACGATTATTTTTAACAGAGATGCCAGGATTCGCTTTATCTCCATTAAATTCACGCACATGAAAATCATAATTTTTGTATTGACTTTTGTTTATGACAACTGGATAATGTCCACAACAAGCTCCATGTCCTCGCGGTACATTACCTTTCATAGGCGTTTGTGTTTGTGGTTTGTTTGAATGACTATCAACTCTTCTAGGATTATTAATAGAAAAATCCCCTTTTTTTGATGATATTTTAGAATATTTAGTATTTGCTTTACGCTTTAAAACAACCAACGACATTATATATACTTCAACATTTAAAAAAAATTGAATTAAATACTCGCCCCCTATAGTAAGATGAAGATTAGTCATCTAACTAAACAGAACGTAATTATGAACAAGAAAGTAATTAACAACGTTGTCTCTAATATGGAAAAAAGCGAAGAAGAAATGATTGAAACTATCAATTTTCAGAAGCGCGCCAATATTCAAATGAACAAAATTGTAAATCGTTTTTTGAATTACAAGAGGGAAGAACTCAAAATGGAAAATTACACAGATGAAGAGATTGAAACCATTATTGAACAGATGTTATACCCTGAAGAAGACGAATATCTGGATTATTCTAGTGCCGAAGATGATGATTCTGTTTATTCCGATGAAGACACGTTTTAAATTAAGTTAAATCATCCAAAAATTTATAAACTATTTAAGTAAACATAATAATGGAAAACAGTCAAATAATTAATATTGGAGCAGAAGACATTGATGAAAATATAACAGAACTTTTAGAAAATAGTAATATTTTTAAAAAAAATAGTATTATAGAAAGTATACGCTGTATTATTTTTTATACAGATGCTAAAAATGTCATTAGTTACAAAAAATATGAAATTGAGTTAAAAGATAACACTTTGCCTAAAAGTGAGTTAGTAACCTTAATATTAGAAAATAAGAAGAAACAAGCCAAAGAATTTGATTTAACAGGGATCTACAAATTTGAAATAAATCTAGAAGAAGACCAAATTAAAAATTTTTGCAGTTCGCCCGAATCATATTCATTTATGAAGCAATACAAATCAATTCAAGATATTAAATTCAATCCAAACATTGAGATGTTCAATCACGCAAATAATGTTATTTTATTTTTCACTAAAAAGACAAAATCGGCTAAGCGCGAATCTAACGCAAACAATAAAAAAACACGTAAGAATGTCAAGTTTTCAACTCCATCCGCCAACGACTCATCATATGTTTCAACTAAATTTAACAACAAAACAAGTAAGAATAGAGCTTAAAGATATTTAAACAAGTGTTAAACATCGTGACGCCATACAAGATGGCATCATCTTACAATGAAAAAGGCTCCATTGCGGATAGCTGGGTAGTTGTGAATGATGATACTATCCGTGAAGATTCAAACAGTAGCATCCACGATAATGTTTCTTACAAATGGCAGATTGCCAATAACGAGCAAACACTAAAAGATTTATTTGTTCAATTCTATTTTCAATGTGTCTTGAGTAGTGATATACAAGAACTTGAAAAGCAATTTGAAATATTGCTTTTAGAATCGTGTAATAAAGACAAATATACAAATAATGACTTTTCCGATTATATTATCAAACTGTGTCTGCATAATCGTGATATTGTTTCAGGTAAAGGTTTGACTCTGACAACACATATGATGCTAAATAAGATTGTGTATTATTGTTACGAGAAAGAACTATTGCCACGCAATAGTGTGTTGAAAATTCTGGAAGGGTTTGTGTATAATAAATATAATAAAGATACAAAATCATACGAACACCCATACGGGTCATGGAAAGATATTAAATATTTTCTGGATTATTTCTGTAAAAATACGAGTTACGAATATATAAATGTGAATAAATTTAGCATTATTAATGAAATTATTCAAAAAATATACATACCGCAAATGATTGAGGATCGTAAAAACATGAGTGTAGGTAAGCCAATTAGTTTGTGTGGCAAATGGCTTCCGCGAGAAAGTGGGCGGTTTAAGGCGTTGGCAAAAAGAATTGCTGTTCAATATCACAAAGAAGTGTATAGATTGTCAGAAAATAATGTAAAAATATATCAAATTTACCGTAACTTTATTTCAAATTGCAATTTGTATTTAGATACAACGCAAACACATATGGCGGGTAAAACGTGGGATCAAATTAACTTTGAAAATGTAACTTCTAAAACGCTGTTTCTAAACAAAGAATCATTTCTGAATAATAAAAATATAGACGAAGAACATCGTCATATTTGTAAGTATAATTTTAAACAATTTATCTCTAACAAGAAGAAAAATGGAAATTATATGACAAATAACAACACGGTTATGCCACATTTGTTGGTAAGAAGCGTTCTTCAAATGTCTACCGATTGCCCCGAAGATGACAATATATCCCTCTTGAACATGCAATGGAATGGCCTTATGAAAACATTTGAAGACGGTAGCTTCATGAAAAATGGATATTGTTTTCCATGTATAGATGTATCTCCATCTATGATGACAGACAATGCGATTCCTTTGCAATGTGCGATTGGTTTGGGTTTAGCGTGTTCTCATTTGTGTAAACATAATCGTGCATTTACTTTTTCTTCTGATCCCGAATGGATTCAATATGACCCAATGGAAAGTTTTGTAGAGCGGGTTCATAGAACGCGTAATAGCGGTTGGGGGTCAACAACAAATATTCACAAGATGTTCCAAAGAATATTGGACGTATGTTTGAACGCAGAAGAAGATAAAATGGTTTCCCAATCAGAAATAGAGAATACGTGTTTGATCATTTTTAGCGATATGCAATTTGATTCTCACGAAATATACGACGAAGAGGAGTTATTCAGCGTGATTCGTCGTGAATATAAAGATGCGGGTTATGACAATATTCCATTTTTGATTTTTTGGAATTTAAGAACAACAAATACGTTTCCAAGAATTGAAAAGAGCAAAAATATGATTCAATTGTCGGGAAATTCAACAAGCTTGCTTGAAATATTTATGAAAACAAGTTTAGAAGAACTTAAAAAATTGCAAAACTGGGATTTATTAAAACAGATTTTGGATAATAAGAGATACATTTTGTCTTGATATAATAATAGTCAATTAAACCTATGCGTATGTTTATGCAAAATATTATAAATAATCAAAGGTCACAAACTTCGCATACCTATGTTTCACGCACTCGTCGAACAAGGCCATTATTTAGCTTTAACAGTGGATATAATACAATACAATCATCTCCACCCCCCCCATCACCCCCGATAACAACCCAAAATAATTCAAATACTATTATAGAACCACTCCCAGAGTCAGACGCTTCAGCAAATATAATTCAATATCAGCTATTTAATACAAATATTAGTGTCCGTGTAAATAATTTAACAAGCGAATTAGAAAACAGTTTTAACCCGAATCGTTATTATTCAACATTTGAATACGAGAGTTTCAATATTCGTTTTTTTCATAATGAACTACTTGATGTGCAAAATATTGATAATTATGTTGACAATGTTCTTAACAATATAAATGAAATAGAGATCCATAACCTTTTGAATAATCTTCAACATACTGAACAACAAACCCAAACTGAAAATACGCCAGAAATAGTAAATAAAATCAGCAAACATACAGTTCATGACAAATATGTTCATTGTGCATCAACTTTGAAAAATCACACTTGTCCAATATTACTAAATGATTTTGAAGACGATGATATTGTATCTATTTTTATTTTGTGTAATCATGCTATAGACGAATCAGCATATGATAGATACACAAAAACATTCACCAAGTGTCCATTATGCAATCATAAATTATTTGAATAAATTATAAAATGTCATTTATATATAATTAATAAAAATGTTAAAAAAATGTAAACAATGCAAATCTTTTAAAAGCGTAATATTTTTAATATTTTTAATTATATCAACATTATTATTACATAAATATTCTACTTATTTAATCAAAGAAGGAATGAATAGTTATGAAGACACGAAGCCACATATTGAAGTATTATATAGCGACCGTCTTGGTAACGAAATTTCAGAACTCGGTAACTACGGCCGTTGTTTGATTATCAATGACGAAATACAATTATGTGAAAAACAAGAGTATATTTATCATGAAATGATTGTTCACATGCCAACAATGTATTTAGAAAAAGAACTTCAAAATGTTGTTATTATTGGTGGAGGCGATTTAATGGCATTGCGCGAGGTGATGAAATATGATACTATTGAAAACGTTTTTTTACTTGAAATAGACGAAACTATTGTTGATATTTGTGAAAAGTATTTCAATGAATCAAAATATGAAGACGATACGCGTGTAGAAATTATTTATGGTGACGCAAATGATACAATTGAAACTATTTTAGAGAATTATGAAGGCGAAATAGACCTTGTTGTCGTAGACACCACAGAAGATAACGAAAACAATAACTCAATTGACACGCCCCAATTTTTCACAAAATGCTTTGATTTATTGAACAATAAAGGAATAGTTGTCAAAAATGGAAGAAAGTTCAAGAATATATTAGATGATGATTTAGATGACAAATATACAATTTCGTATAATGTTGATATTCCATATTTTCAAGAAAAGTATTATTTTACAATTGCATCCAATGAAGAAAATAATATTCATGAAACAGAAATTCAAAAAAACAGATGGACTGATTATGATATAAAAACAGATTTTTATAAACCGAAAAATCATAACAAATACATAATTTACAAGGATTATAAAGAAATTTATGATGATGAATAAATCAAAACTATAATATTTATTAAATATCATGACGAATCGCCCGGTCAATAAAACGCCACTTAAAAGTAACGGCGTTCGGTTTCTTAAATATACGTTCCATATATTCTATATTTTGTCTTTTATTTAGCTCATTACAAGAGAAAAAATCTATTTGGATGCTATTATATTCTGGATACGTGTGAATAGAAATATGCGATTCTTTCAATAATCCAACACTTGTATATCCATTCTGACAATTTGCAATCGAAGACTGGAAAAATCCTTTATTCTCTTGATAACGCAATGGAAATACATAAGTTATGGGCTGCATTACCAGAGAGTGATTATTAAATTCACACCAATTAGTTATAATAGACTCTCCGCGATTTTTGTCATACAAAACGGATTCAGTATTATTATATTTAATATCTAATAATATATGCGTCATATTAGATATTAATAATATATTTTTAGATCTCATCAATATCAATAATGTCGGCGTCAATATCTTCCTCTAATTCACCAGCCCCTTTATCGCCCTCATCGCCCTCATCGCCCTCATCCCCCTCATTCTTTTGAAGACTATCGGAAATTATTTCCGAAAAAATAATATTTGTATTATCTTCTTCTTCCTTTTCGCCATTACTCAACAGTAAATTTTCTTGTTGCGAAAGAAACGAAAGATTTACTTTGCTTTCTTGGACTAATTTATGTTTTTCATTATTTGTATATACCTCAAGCATATCACATTTGTCTTTTTTATTCGGTTTGGATGTCTCCCAATTCCGTAGTCCAACTATTACCCAACTGCCAATACTAACCAGATTACTCTGTTTATTCCTTCCTGTAAACTTATTACGTAAAATACACAATCTTTCCACTCTATCATTACATATAATCAAAAATTGACTATTGCCTAGACATTTTGTAACAAGTCCATATACTTCTTCATCTCCATTCGCAAATCTCATCTTTTTATTTACACTCATTTCACTATTTGAATGTGCATTTTTACGGGCAATTTTTTTACCGTGCTTTCCTCCAAAATTTTTAACCATTTTATTTTACAAACTATATAATGTAATATGAAATGTTTAAATAATTATACTAAAGAAATAGAAGAGATTAATTTCAGTAATTTTTCGGGCGACGGACGAAGAGTATAATCGTAATGCAAACACGTTTGGAGTAATGTTCTGAATTCTTTAACACTAGAAGAATGAATACCTATACTAAATTTAAAATGTTCAATCGCTTTTAAACAATTAAGTGCAACACGATACATATCCCAAGAATACACCGATTTAGAAATAATAGTTTTGATATGTTTTTCAATACTAATATTATTTACAAATAAAGCACTATAGTGTTCATACACTTCCATCTTGTAATTATCATAATCATCAATATCCAAAACAGGCTGCTTTTTTTCAAAGAGTCCATAATATTTATTCACGATGCTCAATAAATCGTCTCTAGTAAGTGACGCCCTTTCAAAGACAAAATGAAACAAAATATGGTGTTCAATTGACCAAACCGCTCGTGATTTTCCACGATAATCAAGCACCTCGGCTAAATAATTTATATTTATTGACTTCTTTTCAGAATAATTAACGTATATTTTATCTATATCTAAAGACAAACCAAAATCAATGATATGTAAATGACCTTGTTTGTCAATAATTACATTATTCAAATGCATATCATTATGAACAATATTGAAGTTTTTCAATATATTGGAAACATAGATGGAAAAATAAAAATATTTTAAAAGACGATGGATTGAAAATACATCATTATTGTAAATATATTGTTTTGCAGTAATAGATTGATAATATTTAGAAAAAAATAAATTAAATTTTCGTGCACTCTTTTTTTTTTGCAGTCTTTTACGACCAACTACGTGTCGACATTCACTATAATTTTTTACTATTCTATTAACTGCTTTCGTTTTAATTTCACACTTTCGTTCAACTATAACAATTGGGTTGTCCTTCAGCATGCTTGTTGCCTTTAATTTTTTACCTATCAAATATTCATTTTTTGCTTTAGAATCGTATAAAACTAGTTTGCTCAGTAACCCATCTTTTCGTTTTCCGCGACGAACCGACTTTTGTGTTCCGTCGCACTTAATTCTGGGATAATGAACACAGCCATATGCACCACTAGAAAAAAAAGCATTATTATTTTTTTTCTCCAATTCTACTGGTTCCATAACTTCTCGTATTATTATATTATCATTACATTTTACATTCCACTTTTACATTTAAAATCATCTCGCCATCACCTTAACAAGTATATTTTTGAAACATCATATAATATTGATTTTTTATCATCTTTTTTAACTTTTTATCAAACAAGGCAACCTTTTCTTCATCTATGCACCCAAGTCTTCCCTTCTCGCGATCAATAGTTTCTTCAAATTCATTGACAAATTTGTCATAGTATTGCGATGGCTTTAACTCTTTATTATTTTGTAAAACTTGCTTGACATTTTCCAAAAATTCTTTTGAAAATACAATTTCACTTTTCTTTTTTTCTTTTTTTGATGAACTTTGTTCTACATTTGGAGATTTGGATATAATTTTTTTAATGTGGTAATATTTAATACTTTTGAATATTTTTTGTGATATATTATTTTTTCCTAAATTATAATTATTTAAGGTTAGCATTTCTTCTTCTGCGGATATCAACAAACTTATTTCTGGTTCTTCAATCCATTTTTCATAAGCCTCTTTCAAATCTTTTCTATTCAAAAAACGATTAATGTCTGCAAATAGAATCATTTCTTCATACAATTTATCATTGGAAATTTTAAAACGGTATGTTTTAACTACGTGTTCTTGTTGAATATCCATAGACAGTTAATTCTCACAAAGCTTTCCATATTAATTTTCAATTTTATTTGAAATTTTTAAAATACAAAAAGTAAATATTTTTGTATTTTATTAAATAAACTATTAAATATGTCAAAATCCGCAATATTTAAAAATAATTTAGATATTTCAGGTAATCTTGATATCTCTGGCAACTTTAATCATTCAGGAATATTTAAATTAAATACTTCTTCAACATTAAATATACACACTTTAGATATTCCATCTTTACCTACTGATTTATGTGGACAATTACTTTCTGTAAACAACGATGGTAATGGTTTAGAATGGATTAAAAGTAATTCTATAAATCAAAATGATAATGATAACAACAATTTATCAAATTTTTACGAAAAAGCAACAACAGATGTAACAACAAGTACAAATAACGGAGGTAGTGGAACTAGTGGATTCTACAATTCATTATTATCAACATTAAATATACAAACATCATAATATTACGAACATAATAAAATAAAATAATATATTTATTCTTTAATTATGAGTACAGCAGCAAAATTTTCAAATAATGTTGAAATTTCAGGAAATATTGACATCAGCGGGGACATAAATATTAATGGAACTCTTACTATTGACGAATCATTCAATTTATATGGATACGATATACCAAATCCACTCGGAGAAAATAATAAAGTTCTTACAATAAGTGGTGACGGATATAGTTGGGAAACTGTTCAGTCAAGCGGTTCTAGCGGTTCTGCCGACGATATCTCTATCAATGCCGCTGGACAAACTTTTTTTGAAATTATTACCGAACAGCCAAGAGCGTTTACCGCCGAAACAATGACAAATGGTACATTATTTAATAATACATTCAATACAATTGATATATCTTGGAATTTTGATCAATTAATACCATTTGATACTGACAACCAACATTTAAATATTACCGGAGATCTAAATCAAAGAGTTCTTCCATGTATCACGCATATATATTTTGATATATCTAGTAGTGAAGTACCGAATACTACTATATATGATTCAAGTAAATTTGTAATCGCAGTTGATGCAAATGATAATTATAACGTTGATACACCAAGTACAACTCAGCAAACTTGGTCAATTGGTACTGCCAGCTTAAAATCCACTCTTACTTACAAATCGTTGACGTTAACAAACAATAATACTGCTGCCTTACTTTATAAGTATACGGTAAGAATATGGGGGGTAAATCAAAGTAATGGAACAGAAGTTAATAAATTAACATATAGCGACTTACAATTTCTCTCTTCTGGTATACCAGCAACGCCAACTATTCATTCTGTAACGCCAAGTGGAACTGATACAGCCACGCTTGATATATCATTAAACGTTCCTGATATTGATATTAATAATGATGATACTGAGTATGATGCAGCCGGAGGAATTGAAATAAAAGACGTAGATATTTCTTGTACAGAAACAGAAACATTACGAAGTACTAAGTATGACCATGGAAATAGTTTTGAACTATCGGAGGCAGTCACAAGCCAAAGGCATGCAAGTGAAAGTGGCGAAGATATTTCTGTCAATGTATCATTTACAGACATCAGTTTTAATTTAGGCAGTAAATATGAAATTCAAGCAAAATGTATAAACGCCCTAAATGCTACCGATGGTCCAAACAATGACGGATATACAAGTTATTCGTCAGTTTTTCAGATGACAGATTTTATTGATATTCCTACTTCAGATGGTGAGAATACAGATGATCCGTTTGAAGATGATCCAGAGGTAATTCAACCATATGGTAATAGTACAAAAAGCATTAAACTTTCAAGTAATACTAGGTCCATATCATTATATCTTTTAGATGACTTAAATTCAGACGCGCGAATAAGACCAGTTAGAAGAACAACTAATTCTATAGTTGAAATTACGCATCCAGATAAAGATAAAGATGACACCACTGGTTACGGAAAATTCATTGATAATTCTGAAAATATAATTTCTATTAATTGTCTTTTGATGAAAAATGGCGCTTTTGATGTATCATTGCAACAAGTTGATTATCACGGATGGAACATTTCTCCATCATTTACTAGTCATTTAAAAAATGCCAATATAACTCCATTCACTAACTTAAATACTCAAGATCAAGAATCAAATACACGTGCGCAAGGATTTCGCTTACAAGCCGTATATTTTACAGATAATGTTAGCCTTAAAATAGACAAATTGAACACGTATAGCATAATCTCTCCGTTTGATCCAAGCACTGTTAGTAACGGATATCAAATACAGTATAACCTTGTAAGAAGCGATGGTTATGATACGACAAACACGACAAACCCAACAAGAACAAGTGGTGAATTTTATATAGATAGTTTCACAAATTATTATAATCCAAATTATACAACCAATTCTTCTATTATTACAGTTACAGGCATTTCTTGGATAATGGGAATACCTCAAGTATCTACAGTAGATATTTCGTTTACACGAAACCATATAAATATAAATTCAGAATACAAATACTTTCAAAGTAATGGCTTGATTGCGAAGATGAACAGCATTAAAGTAAACGGAACAAACGGACCACGCGTTGATGGTGGCGAAGAAGACTATCTTTCTTTAGATAATTACTCTGATATCAGTACAACCGGAAGCTACACCGGCTCTTTCAACAGAACTCTGAACTATAGTTATATTGATTCTAGTCAAAATAATAATACAGTCAGCTCATTATTTGTCAATACAGATGTTTATAATCTATATACCACGAATAATAATGATGAAGAGTTCAGTGTCCTGCACTATCGCGACGTCACAGGTATCAGTGGTTATGATACAATTTTTGACAACAATATTTACGAAATAAGCGGTATCTCAGTATTAGGTTCGAATATGCAAAGTGTCCACGATTCTTTACAATTGTACCAAGATGCTACAAGTTCAACTGAAATAAAAGACCATTCTATACTATATATTGACGGATTATTTCAATTAGATTCAAGAAAAAATAATGATCAATATTATTCTTATCCAGACATATGTAACTCTTTTGAATGGAATGAACTGATTTCATCTTATAACAATAATACTTACACAAATAAAGATAACAGATATACACCAAGTGGTACACGAGATGATACATATGGATATAGATGGCTTGTATATAAAGTGGATGAAAGTAGCTCTACTGTTGAGTTCGTGGATGCTGGTAATAATTCTGCAGGAACAGCTGGTATAAATTTATCATATATCATGAACAAATTATTTGGAAGTACTATAGAAACCGAATTTTACAATAGTTTGTCTGATTCTAATTATGATGATGATATTTTAGTATACATAGTTTGTACAAATAAATCAAGTGGTACTCATTTTTTGGGAAGAATTATTCAAGACTCTCCTGGGTTTGATACAAGCAATAAATGGTATTCCTCAAATAATATTACATCTGCAAAATCTCTAGAAAATATGGCTTCAGGTGATTCGTGTGGAGCATTACCAGGTTCTTCATTACAAGATAGTATCCGAGATAATATTACTAATAGTACATTGTCCAATTATTTCACTGATTCCACTACATACGGACACTCCCCCATAGCCATTTATACAGATAGTGATGCAGTAGAAAATCATTATTTTTATTTTGCAATAAGATAATATTTACTAATATTAGGATTATTAGTTATAAAAATATAATTATTAATATTAAATACTATGACAAGTAATACAAGTTTTGATGATTCTGAAAAAATTCAAATTTTGATTAAAAAAGCATTTCAAGTACCTTCTACATTTGAAACAACCGCATGGTATAATGAAAGTCAAGGCGTTGCACAAACAATTTTAGAAGCTGGTGATATAAATACTCAAATAGTACCTGTCACTCCAATATGGAATATTACTGCTTTAAATCAAACAGAATTAGAATCTTATGGAATAAGAATGAATCCAACATACGTGAATTCAACGAACGGATATACAGGTGAAAATTTTGCCAGTGAGTATTCAAGTTTAAATATTAATTCTAAGGATGGAGATTATTTTTCAAAATCAGTTAGTATGAATCCAGGGTGTTATATTGATACTACAGGAAATGTTATGTTGTTTGTAAGATTAAGACTTGATAAAATGAAGAGTCCATCAACATCAGCTATTGCATACACAAAATATCATTATGATTCTTCATTAAATTCTATATTAGATAATGCTTTTCAGTTTAATTATAATACTCAGTTAAACGTACCAGACTCTACAGGTAATGATATAGCCGAATTTAAACCATATTCATATAAATTAGAATATTCTATAAATGGTTCATCTTTTGATAAGACAGTGACATCTGATATAGGTAATTGGTTTTTTGATTTTAAAAGTGGTATATTATCATTCGCGGATGATCCAACAGTCAGTGATAGTGATGTAGATTTAGATACTGGTGAATTATATTTCACATTCGTAAAATACGTCGGACCACGTGGTTTAGACAAAATGATAAGCGTAGATTCTAGTTTTAATGACAATTCTGGAAATAGTTATTATGAAAATCAATTAGTTGTTGATTCAACAAATCAAAAATTATTTTTATATAAAAATGATCAATGGTCGTCAATAAATGATTGGGAATCTTCTAATCCTATTGTAAACAATCGTAATCAAACATTTTTTCAATTAATGACAGAATCTCCGCCAGTTTTTACATCTTCTGGATATTCTTCTTCAACAAGCAACGATCCCTTAACCGGTAATCCCTACGAATATTATATTGATATTAGTTGGAATTTTGATGATATTATACCTTCAACAAATAACAGATTTTTGAATTTATCATCTTTTAATCAATCTCAGCGAGTATTACCTTGTATAAATAAAATATACTTTGACATATCAAGTAATAGTAGTAATGAAACTGGTATGATAGATAATTCATATTATTTAACAATAGACCAATCTCATGATTATGTTACATCTACATATAGCACTAGTTATGCTTATATTCAAAATGGATCACAATCATCATCAATACAATATCAATTAACATATAGCAGTTTGAGATTGAAAACTTCAACACAGAATAGTAATATTTATACTGTATCAGTTTGGGGACAAAATGATTCATATAATACAATTCAGAATAAGCTAGTATTCAATGATTTAGAATTTCCTCAATCTTGATTAATTTGTATATTATTTACTTTTAATCATTATAAATTATAAAAAAAATATAATTTATAATAAAATATAATGACAAGTAATACAAGTTTTGATGATTCTGAAAAAATTCAAATTTTGATTAAAAAAGCATTTCAAGTACCTTCTACGTTTGAAACAACCGCATGGTATAATGAAACTCAAGGTGTTGCACAAACAATTTTAGAAGCCGGTGATATTAATGCAAAAAAAAGTCCTACTACACCAATATGGAATAGTACTTCTTTAAATCAAACAGAATTAGAATCTTATGGAATAAGATTAAATCCAACATATAATTTTGCGAATAGTAGCGAAAATAGAGATATTGAATCAATAACTGGTGATTCTTATTCACTAAATGTAAGTAAAGCTCCAGGTGCATATATTGACGATACTACTAGAAATGTAATTTTATTTGTTAGATTGAAATTAGACAAAATGAAAACTCCATCAACATCAGCTATTGCATATACTAAATATCATTATGATTCTTGTTTGAATTCTATTTTAGACAACGGATATCAGTTTGATTATAATAAACAATTAAATATAACCAATCCTGATAATAGTACTATAGATACATTTAAACCATACTCATATTATCTTGAATATTCTACAGATGGATCAAATTTTGTAGATGTAGAGCCAAGCTATGGAAATTGGTTTTTTGATTTTAAAAATGGAATAATACCTTTTTCTGATGATCCGATAGATAGTAATAGTACAATAGATTTAACCACAGGAGATTTGTACTTCACATTTGTTAAATATGTTGGACCTCGGGGTTTAGATAAAATAATAAGCGTAGATTCCAATTTTTCTGATAATTCTGGAAATAATAATTATAGTGAGGGACAATTTGTAATTGATTCTACTAATAATTTATCATACTTTTATAATAACAGCCTTTGGAAATCTTTTGAAAATCCTTACAACCCAACTATAATAGTAAATAATTCTGAGCAAACTTTTTTTGAAATATTTACTTTATCGCCATTAGCTTTTAAAAAAGAGTCACAAACTTCTAATGCAAAAAATATAACCATTACATGGAATTTTGATGACATAATACCAAATAATGATAACAATCGTTATTTGAATATTAAAGATTTAACAAAAAAGGAATCATTATTACCATATATAGATTCAATATACTTTGACATATCAAGTAGTAGTGATGGAAATTCTATTAATTTTACACATTATTTGACAATTGATAATGACGATGATTATGTTTCTGATACAAAAGAAGAAACGGGTTTAATAACTGGTTCTGTTAATGATTTAAGTTACAATATAACATATCGTTCTTTATCAATCATTACTGATAATAATGATACAACAACTTATAATATAAATATTTGGGGTGTAAATGGTAGTAATAGTAATGTAAATAAATTAGAATATTTAGATATATCATTTCAAATAGATACTCAAGCGAATGTATCTGGAGATATTAGTGGTGTTGGAGAAGTAGGTGATGATATCTCAGGAACAATAACTGCAACTGATGTAGATGGTGATATATCTTTTGTAATTACAACTTTCCCTCAAAACGGAACAGCCTCTATTTCTTCACACACAGATAGTTCTGCTGTATGGTTATATATACCAGAACAAGATTTCTCTGGTAACGATACTTTTATTATTAGTATTATAGATGAAAACCTCGGTGAAACAGAACAAGTAATCGAAATCAATATAAATTCACCTACATTCTTTACTGGAGATATTAGTGGTTCTGGTGAACCAAATGAAGATATTTCAGGAACAATAATTGGAACAGACAAAAATGGCAATAATTTAGTTTTTTCAATTACAAATCAACCAATAAATGGCAGTGTTTCTCTAGATCCAGATTCTAGCACAAATTCATCTGTTACATGGAATTATATTAATAACACCGGTGTATATGGTGATGCCTCTTTTACTATTACGGCAATAGATGAGATTGGATTTGAAACAGAACAAGAAATTCAAATTTTTGTAAATTCACCTACTATCTTTACTGGAGATATTAGTGGTTCTGGTGAAGCAACTGATAGTGATATTTCAGGAACATTAACGGTAACAGATGCGGATGGTGTTTTTAATTTTATAGTAAGATCTGTATCACCATCTGGAAGCGTGGTTCTTAGTTTTGATTCAAATACATCCATAACAAAAGATGTAGTATGGAGTTATAGTCGGGTTGAATCTATATATGGTGATATTAGTTTTGTAATTACGACTGTTGGTTCTATTGGATCGTACCCTGATAATAATTTTTTTCATGCAGATCAAGAAATTAATATTTTTATAAATTCTCCTACAATCTTTGATGGAGATATTAGTGGTTCTATTAAAGCCTCGCAGGACATTTCAGGAATACTAACAGTCAGTGATGATGATGGTATTGCTAGTATTGAGGTTATTTCTAATCCATCGCTTACAAATTCTATTCCAAGTCTTTCAATAAATAATTCTACAAGTATAACTAGTATTGTAGAATGGACATATAGTCACGATGGCGGTAACTCATATGGAACTGATAGTTTTACAATACAAACTGAAGATTCAAGAGGATCGATTGCAACTCAACAAATAGATATTTTTATTGATTCTCCTACAACTATTACAGGAACTACAACTGGAACGGTTCAAGCTGGTCAAGATGTTTCAGGAACATTGACGGCGGACGATTTGAATGCTGGTATCACTTTTTCAGTATCTTCTTCTTCTACTTCTAATGATGGAACCATAAGCTTAGGAAATCCGACTGGCGATTCCTCTTCTACATCAAGGTCTGTAGTTTGGACTTATACTCCATCTACATCATTTATTGGTAATGAT